CAAACAATTAGGTAACTTATTATATAAAGAGTTAGGTTTACCTATGTTAGAGAGTACAAAATCTGGTTCACCTTCTACTGCTGAATCCGTATTATTAAGACTATTGGATATGGATCAATCAGGTGTAGTTGATAAGGTGTTAGAGTTTAGACATTGGGCTGGCTATAAATCAAGATACTTTGATAATTGGTCAGAAAGAATGGATAGTAATTATCGTTTACATACCAATTTTAAACCATTTCATACTGTAACTGGGCGTCTATCTAGTTCGGATCCTAACTTACAACAAGTACCTAGAGATGAATTTATCCGTGGTCTTATTGGTGGGGTCAAAGATTATAAGGTTATTGAAGTTGATTATTCACAAGTAGAACTGCGTTTAGTGGCGCATTACAGCAACGATAAGGCACTTTTAAGCGCCTTTCATAGTAATGCTGACATACATACGATAACTGCACAAGCCATGACTGGTAAAGAATTTCCAGAAAAAGAGGAAAGAAAGAAAGCTAAAGCGGTTAACTTTGGTTTTGTTTATGGTATGGGTGCTGAGAAGTTTAAGGTATATGCAAGAGATAATTTTGGTCTAAGTATATCCTTAGATGAAGCTAAAGAAACCAGAAAGAAATTCTTTAACACTTATCCAGCTTTACTTGAATGGCACCAAAGGCAGAGAGATACAGTCAAACGCAGAGGTTATGTAATGAATCCATTAGGTAGATTGAGAGTATTAAATGACATCCATTCTTCCAATGAATATTATAGAGCCCAAGCTGAAAGGCAGGCTATCAACTCACCAGTTCAATCGTTGGCGAGTGACCTAATGTTAATGACCTTAAATGAATTAAGAGATGATTTCCTAAACAATTTGATAGGGACAGTCCATGATTCCTTACTACTTCTTATTCACGAATCCCAAGTTAATGAATCCATAGAGAAAATAGTAAGAATTATGGAAAACCCTATCATAGAACCTTATGACTTTGAACTCAGAGTACCTATTGTGGCTGATGTTCAAGTAGGTGACTATTGGTCAGAAGGTGCAGAAACTTTACAAATAGTCCGAACATAGTATAATAGCTTTAGAGGAGGTAGTGATGAATATATCACAATCTAAATTAAAGACCTTTAGGCGCTGTCCTAAACAATATGAATATAAATATATTGAGGGATTAGAGCCGGTTAGAAAATCAGTACCATTAGCTTTAGGTAATTGGATCCACTCTATGTTGGAAGCACATTACAAAGGTGAGGATTGGTTAGAAACTTATGGTGAATTAACACACAAGTTTAATGGTTTTCTAACTGAAGAAAAAGAACACTATGGTGATTTACCTGGTATCTCTGCTAGATTAATGAATGGTTATATGGACTTCTGGGAAGAGGAAGACAAGAACCTAGAAATTATATCAGTAGAGGAAGAGTTTGAAGTAACCATTACTGGTGGTTTAAACTTTAAATTCAAACCAGATATGATTGTAAGAGATAAGAGAGATGGTACAGTTAGTTGCTGGGACCATAAATCTAATAAAACTCTACCAGATACTGAATGGCGAAATACAGATATACAATCCACATTATATTTGTGGGCGTTAAATGAGTTGGATATAAAAGTAGACCAATTTATATTTAATTATATCCGTACTAAACCACCTACAGTACCTCGTATGACCAAGTCTGGTCGTATGTCTAAGGTAAAGATAGAAACAGATTACCCTACTCTTAAAAACTTTATAGAGGAAAATGATTTGGAGATGACAGATGAGTTAGCCGCATGGTTAGAAAGTCTTAAATCCAGTTCTAACTTTTATAAGAGGATAACTATAGCTAAGCCAAAGTTAGTTACTGATACCATGATAAGTGAATTATATAGCACGGCTACAATGATTAACTTTATGGATAGTAAAGATGACTTGGCTTATTTTAGAGTTCTTTCCAAAGCTTGTGATTGGGATTGCTCATTTCAGGATTTATGTAATGCTGATTTGATGGGATCACCACAAGCAGGTCAGATAAGAAAACAAAGATATAACACCAAGGAGGTGAAAGATGGACGAAGCTAGATTAGCCGAAATACAAGGACAAGTATCTACAGTAGATAAAGTTGGCCAATCATTACACATGTGTGTATATGGTCAGCAGAAAACTGGTAAAACTAGATTTGCTTGTTCTGGTCCAAAACCAATTCTGTTTATGGCTGAACCAGGTATGATGACGGTAAGAGATATACCAGATTTACAACTGTTTCCCGTAGATAAGAAGGGTAAACCACAGAAGGTTACATGGGCAAATGCCTATGACTTTTTGTATTACCTAAAGTATGGTGACCACGATAGAAAGACGGTGGTTATTGATACAGTAACAGCATTGGCCCGTACTTGTATGAGATACATCCTTAAAGATGAGGAAAGTAGAGATACAGAACGCATGCCAAACAATCCAACTATGCAAAGTTGGGGTAGATTAGGTCAATCCATGAACGAGTTTATGGAAGAACTATCTGCAACTTGTAGGACAAAAGGTATGAACTTAATATATGTAGCACAAGAAAGGTACTTGAAGGAAGATAAAGACTTCACAGGTCCTGACATTGTGCCAGATGTGTCGCCCTCAATTAGGTCAACACTCTGCGAAATGCCAGATATTATAGCCAGAACTTTTGTTGAAGAAGGTGATATACCAGCAGGCGCACCAATAGATGCAGTACCAGATGTAAAATATGGTATGGAATTTAGAAGTGCAAGAGCCTTAGTAGGTGAAAGACTTACAACTGGTGATGATCCTGTATTGCCTAACCAGGCATACAATGTAACAGTTCCAAAGATACTTAACAAATTAGGAGGTAAGTAAATGGGAGAAGTAAATATTCAAAGCGAGAAAAAACTATCCGTAGATTTTACTGGCGTTGAAGGAAAAAAGAAAGTCGTAATACCTGAAGGTAATTACCCTGCCAAAGTAGTAGAGGCTAAAGCTGAAACTTCTAAAGCTGGTAACCCAATGGTAGTATGGGTATTTCAAATAGACGGAGGCGAATTTAATGGACAGAAGTTCTTTTATAATACCGTCTTATTACCACAATCATTGTGGAATTTTAGAAATACTTTAGAAGCATGTGGTGTACCTATTAACGGCGAAGGTGCAATGGATATACCATTAGATAAATTAAATGGTAGAACATGTGCTTTATCTATAGTTGATGGTGAATGGGATAATCAAAAAAGGTCCGAAGTTAATGATGTATTTAGCAGGGATTTATTATCTGAAACACCGGTTGACAATAGTCCAAGTATAGAGTTATAATTATATTGCTACCTCCTCTCTCGTAGCAATATTAGAGTGGGTTACATGCGCCAAGTAACCCACTCTTTTCACTTAAAGGGGGTTTAAATTAAGAAACTGCAAAGGTTGTAAACAACCACTCAAAATAATTGAGTTTGAAAACTCCAAACAAGCCATGTGTGTAAGCCCCTCGCACAGGTGTGAGTTATCCCTTAAAACATTTATGATAAAGGAGAAATAATGGGTGCAAGAGAAAGTGTAATCCATAGAGCTATACTATCCACACTTAGAGAGTATGGTGGTACATGGATTAAAATACATGGTAATGCTACACAAGGTGGTGGTATATCTGATATAATAGGATGTATCTCTGGGAGATTTGTGGCTTTTGAAGTTAAAAGACATGATGGTACTCATGGTCTTAGTCCTAAACAAGAATTATTTTTAGATAGGATTACTTCTGACGGCGGGATCTCTGCTGTAATTACATCACCAGAAGAGGCGATTGTAACTTTGGCTAAACATGGCTTATGATATAATACTTTTGTGAAAGTATGGATTGACCAAGATTTATGTACAGGTGATGGACTCTGTGAGGAGATAGCACCTGATGTATTTGTTGGATTGGATGATGGTCTTTACTATGTTAAAGATGGTGACCACATATATTCTGTAATAAAAGGTAATACAGAAGGAGCTAATGGTTTAGCTGTTGTTCCTAAAGGTCAAGAGGAAGCTGTAATTGAATCCGCTGAGGAATGTCCCGGCGAGTGTATAATGATTGAACCTTAGAAAAGCCCCATTTCAGGGGCCTTTCTTAATATCGTTTCTTTTTCTTTTTCTTTTTTGGCATTAGGAAATCTTTGCTTTGGCAAATTCCTTAACGACAACAAGTGCCGCACCTGCTCCAGATATAGCAGCCAATTGTATTGTTTCAGCTTCTACACCTACGAGAGGAGCAACGACTAAAGCACCAATGAACGCCTCCACGAAGGTCCATAGTGTTTTTTCTAACATGTCTTTATATTCAACCATTATTTCACCCCCTTAAATAACTTCAATCTTACTGACCTTATTTTTAGTAACTAAGAAAGTCAATGTTCCGGGATCCGAAACTAAGGCATGAGTATTCTCAGCCCATCTACTACCACCATCCATAGACGGTGCTTGTAGAAATAAGGTATTATATTCTTGTACCACAGACAAATGGTGAAAGTGACCTGATAAGATTACATCACAACCATCTGAAGGTAGTTTGGCTAATGACTGTAAAGCCAACCACTTCTTTTGTTTATCAAAACTATTTGTACCACCAGCTCTAAACTGATGACCATGTGCAAATACAAATTTGTTTCCTCGTATCTTTGTTACCATAACTAATTCATCGTTAGGTATTTCAAACTTAACATGACCATAAGCTTTTTTGTTCTGGGATAATACAGCCTCTAGTATTTCAAATACATGGACATCCCAGTTATCACCGAAAGTAGTAAAGGCTTTTCCGTTCCTTCTTACTTCCCCATGATTTCCTGGTACACATGATACCCTTATATCATTTACTAAAGGTGACCATGCCTCTAAGCATTTGATAAGTAGTTGCCAAGCTAATCTAACTTGGCTTCTCATATCTAGGTCAACTGAGAAAGTCTGCATGTCATAATGACCTTCGCAACCTTCTACTATATCCCCTAACCCTACAATATATAACTCATCAATCTTTTCGCCAGAGTTTCTGAGTTCCTCTATTTGTTTAGTTACACCATCTATCATGGCTAGTATTCTTTTGGTAATCATCTTTGTACCTTTACCATCAGATTTACCTAATTGCCAATCAGATAAGGCAACCACAAATGTGGAATCACCTTTAGCAACTTTCTTTGTAGGCTTATGGGTTTTTACCAGTTTGATTAAATCATCATAGTAATCCTTTTTCTCTGGGATTTTTCTGATTAATTTAAGTTTGTAATAATGTAGGCGTTCTACACTATCACCCATATTTGTATCCCAGCTTCTTACTTCAACTGGGTCTAAAATATGGTAGTCTTTTGGATCCAGACCTAGACTTTTTATATGTTCATCTATGTCTGGACTTGTACTCTGTGGAGTACTTAGGATTCTTCCTTCATCACCACTAATGCTATACCTCCTGGTCCTTCATATCCGCTCGGTGGCGCCCACGATTTGAATTGTAAATCCTCAATTCTCACCGTCACCGATGGTGTGCCGTTAGGTAAATGACTTCCGGGATCTTGGAATTGTATTCTTTTACCATTCCTATAGATATTCGTAAGTTCATTTAACTTCTCTTGGCTATAGCCAGCATAACCAAATGCTTGGCCATTGTTCCCTATCATTGTATCATATAACATTATAGGAACAAAGTACCTATACCTTCCCTGTACTTTAGGTTCACCTCTTGAACGCCACTCTAATAACTTAGGTGTGGCAGTAGAAACTAAAGTTTTTAAGGTTAGCTTTAATTCAAACCTTGATATATCATCATCTAAATTTTGTTCAATAATACCGTAAACTCGGTCGGTTACTTCTATGTCAGCTTCCCAGTTAGATACAATATTAGTATAAGATCCAGTTATGTCTGCTTTTAAATCCACATCTAATAGACCATTACCTTTTAACATGGCGTCAAAATATCTTAGGGTCTTAACTTCAAATGTACCATATCTGATTTCGCCTGTTTCTAATTCACCAGTACCTACATAGTTAGTGGCATGTTCTTTAATAACTCTACTGTGGCCACTACTTGGTACATTATTTACAGAGAATAATAACCTTCCACCAAACTGAGCTATGCTGGTTACATCACCTTGAATAGCATACATTAAATGGCTAGAGAAAGCCGTAGTAGATAAATCAATTTTACCTATACCAGAATAAGTGCTATCATATTTAGTCCATCCAAAGTAAGCATAGTCACCATCTAATTCTATAGATTTAACTGGGTTAGATAAACCTTCATCACTTGATACCAATAAAGAACTAACTTCTAATCCACCAGTTTCACTAATGATTGAAGCTAACCTTATACCTTTACTTGTACCAATTACTAAAGCTTTACCTAAGTAACCCTTAATAGTATGTATAACTTCTCCCTCTGGTGCTTTATATACACTTACAGGAGCACCTAGGGTACTTACACTTGCATAAGCTAAGTCTTGACTATCCAATCTTGTGGCGTAAATCTCTGAAGTTTCACCTGCATAACCGGACACATAAATAGCTGGACCAGCCTCAGTTATTGAAGTCCATGTCCATTCTGTAGTTCTATGTTTAAAGAAAGGATCTGGCTCATCTGTAGTAGTTAAATCTACCTCATATAATTTTTCATCTTTACCAGCAATCAATCTACCTTTAACAAAACCTATTACTTCAGGGTCTAAGTTATTAGCTAAAGATCCTTCACTAGACCAGCTACCGGAATCTATATCTGCTTTCCTTATATTATTTGCACCTGTCCAACATACATAAACAAATTGACCATCAGTAGTGATTGAAGTTATATCTTGACCACTACCAGGCCCACCTAAATCTGTTGCAGTAAAACTACCATCAACTGTTGTGCCTCTATATAATGAACCATCTTTACTATAAAATAGATAGCCACCAGCCACAAACCAATTTAAGTCATCACCGGTACTATTAGCTACACTATCGGTATCTTTTAATAAACTTATCTGACCTTCTGTCCATATATCTACACCTCTACTTGACCTAAAAGAAAATCGATTAGAACCTGGGGCGTCAAATACATCTTGACCTGCACCTTCATGGAAAGAGTGTTGGGCTCTAGTCCACCATTGC